GTTAATGTTCTCTAAGATGGTAACACCCAAGTTAGCATGGTAGTAGTTAGATAAGGCTGTAGCATAGAACACAACGTCACCTAGTTCCTTTACAATGTCGTTAGGTGTAACCTCGGTCTTGTCCCTCATACTCTTCTTAATCTTCTCAGCCACTTCCCCAGCCTCACCCATAAGACCTAAAGCATTTTCCATCAGGCGGTCTTTACCCTCAGTAATGATCTTGTCCTCTACCCAATCACTATACTCACGAAACGCTTCCATACTCTTGTGGCTCATAATCATTGTATCAGTCTCCCATAAAACTGTGTCTGTTCTTCATTACTGTAGTCAAAGAGATACCAGCAACAATTGTCCTTGCCTTGGCTCTTGCTTCCCTCAATCCACTTAACTCTGCCTACACTAACTACCGACTTGCAGTAAGTCATAAATGTAGAAGACTGCTTGGTGTGCATCCAATCCGCATCGAACAACAACCATACAGGACATACACCCAAGAACGTATCTATTAATGGGTGTAGTACTTTTCTATCCCAAGGGGGGTTTGTTATAGCATAGAAGTCTGTGCTAAACTGTCCGTTAACACTCTCTATGTCGAGAGCATCCATCTTCTTTACATAGTCATGCCTTGGCTCAATGTCATAGGCACCTATACATTCCCCTAAGCCCCCAGTTAACTCGCTTATATGAGAGATCAGTCTCCCGTCACCCGCGCATGGCTCCAAGTAATCGAAGGCATACGGTAGGTGAGGGATCAGAGGCTCTACAGCTTGTATTGGGGTAGGGTAGTAGTCCCTTGGCACTCGCTCAAAATCAGAACGCTTCCCCATTACCATATAACTCCTTTAACCGTTTCAGTGATACAAACTCAGGCTCGTACATGCCATTGCTTATCTCTCGCTTAATTACTACGCCCTTCCACCAATCATTGTTTGCTTGACCAGCCCAACTCTCCTTAGCGCCCTTAAAGCAACCCGCCACAAGTCCAATGATACCGTTAGGGTGCGCCCCATCCTTAAACTTAAGGTCGCGCTTGTGACTATGCCCACAGGTGCTGCTATGGTTCCTGTTAGCTAGTAGGCCATTGGCATGATGTAGTCCAGACATAGCTGACCCAAAATTACCAGAACTGAAGAAGTGAGCATACGATACGCCGTCAAAGTCCTGTATTGCTGGACCTGAGTTTTCGTATTCGTAGTACTCATCAAACCAGTGATCTGTTTGTAAGTGACTATAGGATATACCATACTTGTCTCCTTCCAATCTAGGGTCATGCGCTATGGCACGTTTGATACGATGCTCATGGTTGCCCTCAAAGCCGTACCACGCGGGAACTTTGTACTTTCTAGTCTTTGGTTTACGTCTTAGCCTGTCCATAGCTTCGTTGTAGTGGTCAATGTCCCTCTCGTAACTCTGAGAACACATAGCTTGGGGGTAGCGTGTGTCAAAGCTGTTGAGTGACTTCATATCTGCACCGTCTCCAAGGTCAACGATGTAATGAGGATTGACCTCATAGATTAGTTCGCCTAACCAATCAAATCGTTCATTACTGACTTCTGGATCAACGTGGGCGCAGGAGAATACGATAGCTGTTTTACCCGTCATACTTTACCTCCATTCCTAGTGTAAACTCAATTACGATTGGTTGTATTGAAGTCAGGAAGTGTTTCCTGAACCTAATGGCATCTTCAAAGGTGTTAAAAGGAATTACCTCCTCAAACATTGACTCTTCACCCTCTAGGTCTGTATCCTCTACTAAGCAATCTAGCCACCAACAACCCTCCTCTTCGTAAGGGTCCGTGTCTGCTTTATGCACCTTAAAAGTAACTACGGTGTCTTTGTCCATTCGTCGGGTATCCTTTTATCTGCGTATAAGAAACCGTGCTTGTCACACCAATCTCCATAGGTACTCTTGGCACCCTTGTTTAACTTGGCCCTAGAGTTAGAAAACACAAACCGTATGTCGAGAAACGGATGCTGACTTTTAACCTTAAGGTGTTTCTTACGATCCGCTGCAACAAACCGACCCTTGCTTTCGATTATGATACCATTAGGTAACTTGAAGTCTGGGGTGTAGGTCTTCTGTTCTACAAGTTGCCACTGTATCTTTAGCTTCTCATACTCAAAGTCTACACCCCTTGAAGTCAAGTCTTTTCCTATATCGTCCTCAAGGCCAGAGCGGTATCCATTCTTTATTGCGTGTCTACGTCTCTCGCTGTTGGAGGCTCCCATAACTCTTCCTTCCTACGTCTAAGCCAGAGTAGCCTAGCATTTTCTAATACACGGTCATAGTCACCATCATAAGCCTCTAAGCAAGCGTACCACAGTTCTTCTTCTGTCGCACAATCCTTAAGCAACTTACCAGCCTTAACAGGTCCAACACCCTTGATACCCTTAATGTTGTCGGCTGCATCACCAGTTAGTATCTGAGTGTAGAAGAACTTAGAGCCTCCCCACTCATCTACTTGTGACCACTCATCCCGTCCAAAGTTATAGTGCCAGCAAGGTATCTATAGCATGTCTTTGTCGATAGATGCCACAACGGTTCTAGGCCCAAACTTAGTAGCTGCTATGGCTATAAGATCATCTGCCTCCTCCCCGTAACTGATAACTGCTTTGTACTTAGACACTAGATAATCCCTTGAATGTTGCAGAAACTCAGGCTTCTCAGACTTACTTCTATTTCCCTTGTAGGGGTAAGACTTAGCTATATCAAACCTAAAGTTATCTGCCCCAGTTAAGAAAGTGTAGAAGTTGCTGGGTACAGGGAAAGACATAGTTTTGTAGGCTATAAAGTTCATAACCTCATCTATCTTGTCTTCTGCATCTGCACTGGTCTTCCCCTCAGAGGAGAACCCAGCCCTGTAAGCAACTATGTCACCATCTACTAAAACATGTTTAGGTTCAAAAATCGGACCAGACAATTTCCTCATCCTCTTTTTCTAAGGCCACTGACTTGATGTAAGTCCAACCCCCTGCAACGGCTGCTTCATTATAGAAGAACGCTAACTCTTCTACAGTATCCACATTGTGTCGCACCAATGTAGTAGTACTGTCGTACCCATCTGCCTCTTTAGAGGCTTCAAATGTGATGGTAACTGTTGACATTAAAAGTCACTCCCGTCTGCTTCGTAGGCTACGTGTTCAACGACCTTAATCGCTTCTAGGGTGGTCAGCTTACCGTCCCATACATCTAGCAATGCAATCACTCGACTGCCATTACCAATAAGACCGTCTTCGTTAAAGTCCCAAGGTACGATAACGCCATCTTCGTTTGTCTTTCGTACACGTGGTGGACCCATAGTAACTCCATATTCCCCTGTTACCTCATCCTTAAACTTAGGATTGAAGTGACCCTTCCGAGCGGAGAAGTATTCATTACCGTCCTGATCTTCTTTGAACAACTGAGCCTGCATTCCCTTGTTAGGAACACCGTCCTCAACCATCTTTTTCTTGCTGTCTTTGTCTAACATTAGTTGAACAGTATAGCGCCCTTGGACCTCTTCGATCTTGGCCCGTGCATCAGAACCCTCTGGCATGTTCTTGCCCATGTCTCGGTCTGATTCTTGCAGTTTTGCCCAGTTAACTGAACACTCAACGTAAACTTTCTTTCCCATGTCACATATCCTTTTGTGTGTCGGTATTAATGTATAGCAACTTTTTTCGGGCTGTTGCAACCACTCCCCTGAAATAAATTCAGTGTATGTCAGCGTAGCTTTTTCCGAACTGAGCGTCAATGCCTAAAAGTACATTTAGCTTCAACTCTTCGTTAAGTTTTTTAATGCTGTCGTTCATACTTTCTGACTCTTGTGCTTCCTTTCCTTCCTTAACCAGACTAATGATTTCATCGTGAAACTGTCCGATAGTTAGTACACCATCTTCACGACAATGCTTAACCCAAGTGTCAAAGCAATAGACACCTGTCCCTTGGTTAAGGGTGCTGAAACGGTCCTTCTCGCTTCGTAGGCTGTACCAGAAACCACTTACTGGGTTCTTTAGCCACATACCCCCCAGACCACTAGGCTCTCGTACACGTACCTTCTTAGCCACAGCCTCTACAGACCAGTTACGGTCCCAGAATGCAGCAAGTAGTTTCTTAGCCTCTGCCTGCTTCATACCAGTAGTCCGAGACAGAGTAGCTGGGCCAACGCCATAGGTGGCACTGTAGTTCACTACCTTGTAGTTCTTACGCATAGCTTTGAGGCTTTGTGTCCCATTGTTGTGCATGTCGATGTCGTGCTGATTAATGACACCAGCATGTTTAGCTAGGTCAAGGTGTGGGTCAAAACCAGACTGTGACATTTCTGCAACATATTCCGGATCAAGTGGCTGCATGTAGTGACGCTTAGTTGTGTCTTCTAGGCTGGTCATGTCTGCACCACATAACACGTAACCTTCTGGGGCAATCAGGCACCCACGTATATCTGCACCATAAGGCTTTTCTACCGAGGGGAGGTTAACCAAAGGTTTAGCGTGTTTGAACCTCATAGTGTTAGTCATGCCAGCGACACCAGCTTCTAAGTAACCATCTTTCTCGCACTCTAGGAATGCTTTGAGTATCCCAATTCTGTGAGTGAGAACAGAAAGGCCATCCAGAATAGAAACAGCAGGATCATTAGCAGCCAGCTTTTTAACTGACGGGCATAGTTCCCCATCTTTCCTGACTTGTTCGATCTGTCGTTCATCACCATTGCTCTCTCTTACAAACTTAAATGTTCTAGGTTGCCAACCAATGCTAAACAGCCAATCCTTGATCTGTGAAGTAGAGTTAGGATTACCTCTTTTAGTTCCCACCCAGACAACAAAACTCTCTACCGTCTCAGGCTGCTTGTACTCCTTTCTCAGCGCCTCAAAGCCCTCTCCGCGAGAAGACATGCTCCCGTCCTTACGGTACATCTTACTGGGCCTAATTACAGTCTTAGTTTGTATCTGTGGTGGCATAGCTTCTGCCAGCGCCTCTGTTTTTTCTAGCTTCCACTCATTCCAATCTGCTAGGTGTCCCTCTGCCTTGGACACATCTAATTTCCACCGTAGGGCCTCCTGTTGCCTAGCGCACTCAAGTTTAAACGTAAGGTAGTCTACTAAACGCCATGCTTCACTGTTCATATAGTTTCTCCAACTT